AACAGGAACTTGAGAATCTGCGGAAGCTAGGTGGGTTTGATGGCTGATCTAGGCGACAAACTGGACGAGATCGAAGGGCTAAAGGACAAGGCGTTCACCCTGTTCGGTCTACGCATGACCCCGACTACCATCGGTATGGCCATTGCCGGAATTGGCTCTGTGCTGGGTGCCCTGTACGGTGGCTTCACGATGTACCAAAAGGTCGAGGAGATCGCCAGTCTTGACCTCGGAGCCTATGCCGCGCAGATGGAGCAGACCAGCAACAAGATCGAGACACAGGAACGCCTGCTGGAGTCCATCGAGCAGAATCTCCGGGATGCCAAGCAACTGACCTATGACATCGAGAAGCGGGTCAACGACAAGATCATCAGGTTTGAAGATAAAATGGACAAATTCGAAGCTAAGGTGGACGACACCAAAGCGGAACTAGAAGACAAACTCCAGAAGGCATTGGACAATCCGCTATCAGGAAATTGAAATGACCGACTTTGAAAAGGCTGACCTCAATGGTGATGGAAGCATCAGCAAACAGGAAATGGAAATCTACCTCGAAGCCAAGCGCAGAGAGATGGAGGACGAGGATGCCAAGCGGGACCAACAGCGTAAGATGGTCTGGTTTGCGTTGTTCGGAATGCTTGGATACCCATTGTTTGTGTTCGCCAGTGGCGCACTCGGATTTGATAACGAGTCCAAGATCATCGGCGATATGTCTGGCGTTTATTTCATGAGCGTCGGTCTAGTTGTATCTGCATTTTTTGGTGCTGATGCCTACGTAAAGGGTAAAAAGGATAAGAAAGATGACTGATGAACAAAGGCGTGATATAATGGAAGGCATTGCTGAAGCCATTGAGGCGCTGGTAACCCCTGATGGTCGAGAGCATCGTCGAGTGGTTGGGATACTTCAATCTATTTACAACTGCCTCGCAAGAGACTGCAAAGGAGACGAGCATGATCCCCATTGAATTAATGACGATGGCTGGGGGCGCAACCCTCGGTGGCATCTTCAAAATGATTGATAAAGCTCAGGAAGCGAAGAAAGCGCAGAATGAGATGATGATGAACATGATGAAGGCAAAGACCGAAGAGGCCGATGCTGCATCAAATCGTGCAACTAAAGCTGCCGATGCCGCCGCCGCTCGTGTGGGTAATGATCCATTTGCCAAGATGACCCGCCGCATCTTTGTGCTGTCCATGATTGGCTTGGGTGCATGGGCCATGATGGGTGGTCTAACGGGTCTCGATATTTTGGTTCCAGTAGAGCGCACGACCGGGTTCAATTTTATGGGCCTGATTGACACAACGAAGACCCAGACTGAATTTGTGCGCTTAGAAAATGCAATTGTTGCATTTGAGTGGCTCAAGATCAGTATTCTTGCAGCCGGTTCTTTTTACTTAGGTAAATCATAAGGAAACATCATGCGTAAGAAAAAAGCTGCATTTAAACCGTGCGCGCACTGTAAGTCCCCCGCTAAATGTAAAGCAGCGGGCAAGTGTTTGATGAAGGGGGCGAAGTAAAATGTCTTTGAAAAAAGGTTCTTCTAAGAAGACAATTTCTGAAAACATCCGCACAGAAATGAAAGCGGGTAAACCGCAAAAACAAGCAATCGCTATTGCCCTGTCTACTGCGGGAAAGTCTAGAAAGAAGAAACGTAAGAAAAAGTAAGCTATGGCCGAAACCTTAAACACACACCGTGCATCTCAGGACGGGGGAGTAGGCCACCATATTCGAGCGATCCGATCCTTGCGTCCCGCACTGGCCGGGGTGATCGCAGCCAGCTTTTTAACGGGGTGTGCTGAATTGCGCACTTTAACTATGACCAAAGATGAATTGCGCTTATACGGCAAGTTGGAGATCAATGAATGCCTGGATCCGACCGTTGTGTGTATTCATCCATAACTATGATACCAGTCGATATTGGTAGCCTCAATGACGGTGAAGAATTTTGGCTCGGCGGTATTAAATATGTGGTTCTTGAAAACACCGGCGCAAAGCTGGTAAAGTGCGCGGACATTAGACGGTCTGGCACGAATTTGAATTTAGGTCAAGAGACTACGGTAGAAATAGAGCGCTGACTACGGTTACGGTGGTCAGCAGCACCGTCTTTTTTGCCGCTTATTAAATAAGCTCCCAAACCGCTTGGGGGAAATTGCTGGTTGTGGTATCAACCCGCACCGCCTTCGGCACCAACACCTTTCAGTACACGCAATGTTACCGAGCGAACGATGTCATTTGCTGTAGTTTCAGTGTTTGGGTCGTCTACATCCGCTTGCGCAGCGTCGTCATCGTCATATTCTGCTTCGGTGTGGGCGTTTTTGATCACTGTCTCGACTTCTGGCAGCAAAATAGTGCTACCGTCATCTCGTGTCCCACCGACTTTAGCTGGTTCTACAATCGGCATCTTCAAACTCCTTCAAAAGGTACTTGCAATCCTGTACGATTAAATCGGCTTCGTGGTCTTTTCGATCACGCATGTATTGTAACACTCTCTTAATTAAACAGGTAGCCTTTTTAGCTACTTGTTCGTTATTATGGTATATGACTTCCCTTGATGACATCCAATTGCTCCTTTGTTAGTTCAATACGTGATATTGTTTTTTTACCATCCCACAATAACATTATGTTCTTTCCTTCGTCATTGTGCATAAAATAAATGCCCTTACCGCTCCCCTCATCTGGTTCATCTTTATACGTGCGATTAATTGGATCAAACACGTAATCACAATATGAGATAAAACCGTAACATCTGTTATCATTACTATGAGTCTTCATGCGCTGCGCTCCACCAGTTGGTTCCTACACCATAATCGGTGCGAATGGGTACTCGGATCTCAGGATGGTCCTGAATAACCCGCTTCACTTCATCAAGAACACCCCTATCGGGGGTCGATAAATTATATTCATCGTGCACATTGAGGAGAAGCCTTGCACCAGTCCCCTTAAGAGCATTGTGAATGTTAATCATATTGAGCTTATTGAGATCGGCGGATGTGCCCTGAAATATAAGACCCCCGGCTTTGTGCACATAATTACCACCGGGGAATCTAATGTGACGCCCCATCAAAGTCCGAACAAAACCGCGACTCTTAGCCACATCGCTTGCCCTTTTAAGCATATCACGGACGCCGGGAATCGCCTTGTGATAGGTGTCAAAAACCCGCATGGCATCTAACCCCGGTTTTAGGAATTCGCGGCCATCAGGAAAATGGTCCACAGTAAACGGCAGCCCCATCTCCTTAGCCAGCTTACCCTGACCCATACCAAAACACAACCCCAGATTAATCTGCTTAGCGTTGGCGTCCCCAGCGTAACGGGGCGAACGCGGCAACCCGGTCAAATCTGCTACAATCTGGTGGAAGTCGGTATTAGCATCGTCTGAATAAGCCCTCAGAATTCGCTCATTATTGACGTAATGTGCCATCACGCGAAATTCGTGCTGATCCAAATCGTAATAAGCCCAATCCTGACCCTTATCAGGCAAGAAAATCGGACGCACGATTTGCGCAGTTTGAACATCACGGGATGGGATCTGTTGTAGTGCTGGTGATGAATACGACAATCTGCCGGTGCCGGTACCAAAGCCGTCATCCCCCTTGGTCTGATTGATGTTGGGGTAAATCACGCCTTCAATAGAATTACTTAAAATGTGGCCGCCGATAAAAGTATCACGGGCCTTGGTCATCTTGCGTATATTGAGGATGATTGCAGCGGCCGGGTGTTGCATGCTGCGCAACGCGTTGGCGTCAATGGAAGGCTTGCCAGCCGGTGTGGTGCTCAATTCAGTACCATCAGTAGCGTACCACTTGCCGTTGTCCTCCTTGGGCTTGAATAAGTCAAAAATAGATTTGCTGGGGTTGGGATTCACGTGAAACCCTGCAATTGAGTCCAGTTCCTTCTGCTGCTTATCAATCTCCTTGGTCAAGCGGCTCTGGGCCTGCTCGGCTTTAAAGGTGTCAACACGAATACCATTGTATTCCATATCAAGCAACACAGGAAACAAATCGCGTTCTAGCTTACATACCTTATAAAGGTCCTGATCGGCAATCTCGCGCTCCTGCCAATCCCATAATTCTAACGTTAGGCGTGTATCGATTTTTGCATACCGAGCCACCAGCTCCACCGGGGCATCCGGCATATTCTTCATCTGTTGACTACGAGTAGCTTTGCCACCAAAAATCTGCGACAACTCTTCATATACATCGTTGGCCTTGCGCTGTCCTAGGTACTTTTTCGCCAGACCATCGAGCGAATAGTCGTGTAAATGTTCATCAATAAGAGCAGCGCGGACCATGGCACAATCACAAAAATCCACAGGAACAACCACACCATGAGAAAGAAGGAACTTAACATCAAAGCTCCAATTAAAGAAAATAATCTTCCCACGGTATTGAGGAAGCTCACGGCTAAGGTAATCAATAATGCTCGAATCACGACGAATGTCCCAGTAATAATCTTTGCCGTCCGGTGTGGACATACTGATGCCAAATATGCGGTCACGTTTAAAATGAAGGCCCGTGGTTTCCGTATCGATGGCTATTCTATCGAATTTATGGATGTCAGGGATCATTTACGTGCCTTTAATTCCTCTTCAACTGTAAACCAAGTGTCCTCGTCCCAACCATCTGGGCCTTTTGACTTCATCCAACGTAGATAATCAGTAGGAACATCAACCCAGGCTTGGCCACGATACTGACCAAACCGCACGGTCTTCTGCTTGACTGGTGTATTGGATAACTCGACCAAATCACCATCGTATTCATCAAGAATACGCAGTAGAATATTGGCTGTGACTAAGGTATCAAAGGCCGCACGATGTGGGTCCCCCTTGACTTGGATACCCAGGAAGTACCGCAGGGCCTGATTACTATAACTCTCAAGGTCCGGCCACACATGCTGGGCGCAGCGCTTGGTACAAATCCAGTCGCCACCAACGTATTTTTTGATAAAACCACTGTCAAACGGTGCATTATGCGCAACGAATAAGTGGGACTTGTATTTGTCCCAATCAACTTCATCAACCATAAGGGCGCCAGTCACATCAGGATCCGTAATATGATTGATGGCAGACGCGGAGTGTGGGATTGGTATGCCCGGGTTAATCATTTGACTATAGGTGCCGTGGACCACGCCATCTATAACATCGGTATAAGCTATTTCAACTATTTTATCTTTCTCAGGATCAAGACCCGTAGTCTCGATATCAATCACTCTATACATAACATCCCTTTAAAAAGGCCCCCGGTTTCCCGGGGGCAACCACCTTGGAGGAGTTCAGTAAGGAATGTCTTCGTCCGTGTCTTGATTATACACGCTTGAAGCACTTTCTTCAATTTCGCCTGTTAAATCTTCGACTTTCGGCTCAGACACACTAAGACTGATGTAAACAACGCCTTTCTTGGATTTACGAACCCAAGCGGCCAAATCAAGCTCCTTACCCTCGACATTAACACTGCCGGTGTAATCGGGATGCTTGTCCGTCTTGCGGTATTGATTCTTGAATAGAACCCCGCGATTGGTGTTGTCAAATTCAGCCATTAGTAATCCTCACTATCAGCATCTTCTTCAACACGGTCGTGTTGTGCGGTGGCAGCTCCAGAAGAAACTACTTCATAAAGATGCTTTGCACGATCAAAGACTTCCTGTGACGGATAACCAACTTGCTTGATACCCCAATTCAAATAGGAGTCACCATTAGCATTGGTCTCTTCTACGGAAGACAAGGCATACACGCGGCTAAAGCGTGGGCCGCCTGCCATACGGATGACGGTATTCCACTTGCGGCTCACTTTCATCTGAGAGCGGCTCATGGAAATCACAGCTTCGTCCATTGATCCATCCCCACGGACAATGATCACGAAGTGTTGTGCAGTGTCTGAAATCTCAATGGCGTCAGCATCATCCATCGTAGAACGCGCTGCATTGGCGTCTTCGATAGTTGGGTATGCGCCACGGAATCCACCACCCGCTTTGCGGTCCTTCCACAACAGGTAGTCCTTCTTAAAGTAGACCGGCACAACGTTCACAACTTCACCGTACAATTCGCCGGTTACATTATTGAAAATCATACCTTCTTCGGCCCCGGCAATATACGCAGGGTCGTTCTTCTTACGCTGAGGACTCAGTGCCTGAATAATACCAACTCGTGGAATTACGAGATCATCAGAACCGATCTCTTCATTACCTGCGTTGGATTGATTGACTGCTGCCATCAAATATTCTGGCATCTTCTCACTTACTGCTAGTTGCTTAGCTGTCATTTTATATACTCCATTACATTGTGTGGGGTGATTTAGGAGCTTGCCCCACTTAGCTCCGACTATTCATCGGTCTCATTACAAGACCACGGATGTAACTATCATCCACATTGTACTTCTTCTTGACTTGGTTAACCTTGTTTTCGTAGGCTTTACCAGTCAATCGAATTAAAGCCAGAATGTCTTCTTCTGGAATTCTCATTTGCGAATCGCTGCGCGAGTGAACGGCGATACCTTAAACAGCTCATCGGGAAGCTCTTCTCCGCGCTCGATTGCGCCCTTTACAAATGCTTTGAGAGTCGATGCGTTAACGGTCTGGGTCACCAGATCACCATAACCATGGTCTCCGAGCCACTCGTAGGCGCCTTCCCGGCCCGCAGAGGGGATCGAGGCATACAAGTCGCTGGTCAAGTAAATCGTGCCAACGGTGTCCACGGAAAGGCGTTCGATGCCTTGGTCCTCCATGAGGCTTGGGATCTCTTCGAGACGCAGCCGATCATACTCTTTATTGAGTTCCTTCATTTCCTCCTTCATAGAATCAATTTGACTCTTGAGTTCGGACATTTTCTTAATTGCATCCATCAACATAGCTATACTCCTATATGAACAATCTTATACTCATAGGCCTGATTATCCCATTTTAAAATCTTATGCAAAGGCCCATGTAAATTTGCATAATAAAAACCGAGGCACATCAAAATCGGACTACCAGTTAACACCAGATAATCGACCCCCGGCCTGTAACCCCTAAGACCACGAATCATGTCTTCTTTGATCATGTCGTTCTTTGGGCTATTCTTATTCGATGAATACTCGTGAATCGTCAAGAAATGTAACTCACCAAATTTCTCTGCTGGTGAATAATCAAATCGGTCTTGTTCTTGAATAATAAAAACTCTAGGTTCCATTCTCTATCTCCGCTATGTAATTAGTATACCACCACCGCTACTGGGAGTCAAGCGGTAAGTGTAGAAATGTTATCTCTAACGTAACCCGCAACATCCTGTTTAGAATGTAGTGCTTTCTGCACCAATTCGTCCACCGACCCTTTCATAACAATGTCAATGTAAGTTACGTGTTTTTCTTGACCGATACGGTGTGCCCGGTCTTCTGATTGTGCGCGATCTGTGTAGCTGAAGCTGTTGCTCATATAAATCACTGTGTTAGCCGCAGTCAAAGTGATACCCATACCACCAGCCGCCGGGTTGGCAATAAAGAACCTGGCCTTTCCTTCTTGAAACAGCTTGATATTCTCGTTGCGTTGCTCTTCGCTCACGCCACCATGGAACTCGACTACCGTACCGACTTTTGATAACGCTTCGGCCACCATCTCGATCTCTTTACGGAAGACACACCATATAATAACTTGGCCCCCGGTTTCATCAATAACTTGCATCAATTCCTTGATCTTAGGCGCGGAAGATAACATCTTCATTTCGCCTTCTTCGTCAGTAAAGAAGCCAGCCGTAATCTGCTGCAAACGAAGCAGCTTTTCAAGGATATTATCGATCTTAACACGATCACCATCAACTTCCGCTATCAGCTGCTGTTTAATTGCTCTAAACAGGTCTTTTTGATCCGGCGATGGCTCAATCTCGCGTCGTTGATAAATCTTGTCTGGCAAATCCAATGCTTCGGCTTTAGTTGCTTGGAACGTGTTTTCTGCAATCAGCTCCATCAGCTCTTCGGTGTTGGTGTACCCAATTACTTGGCGATTCTCATAACCGCCCATGATGCAATAACGATTACGAAACGAGTAAAAATCACCAAGCCCAATAATCTCGGAATCAATAAATTCAAACTGGGAGAATAAATCATGCAAGCCGTTGGCAACAGGCGTACCAGTCAAAATGGCGCGCACCTTGGACATCTTACCTAATGAAATCGTAGTCTTAGTGCGGTTGGCTTTGTGATTCTTGATCGTAGAAGATTCATCCACCACCATTGCTGGGCGCGTGTGTAGCAAGAATTTCTCAGCGATCTCGGGCGCCTTTCCTGATGATAACGACTCTACGGCCACGATGTACCACTTTAAGCCATCGAAGTCCCATAGCTGGTCTAAGTCCTTCTTGGCGCTCTTCGTGACGAGTGGTAGGGCGAGTGACGGCACGGTGGCGAACTTCTCTACCTCGCGCTGCCAGTTACCTCGGATCGACATCGGACATACGACTAAGACCGCATCAATAAGATTATTATTATAACGGTTACAAAGATCGTTGATAGTAGTAAAGCTTTTTCCAAGACCCTGCTCCATAAATAGCGCATAAGCGTCTAATGAATTAATCTTATTGAGGGCGTCTAATTGGTGACCATATGGAGTGCCCTTAAATTCGTAATCGTGCGGAAAATCTTTGAGAGGCTTGCGTTCAATAATGGCATTGACCTCTTCCCACGCGAGATCCGTAAAATTGTCGCGCTGGAACACACGCTTTAAATACTCGCGATTACCACGGATATTGTTGGCTCTCCAAATACGGTTGCGTCCGTCCCACCTACGGTTTGGGATCATGCGGGCAACACTGGCCAACTGTGGCGGTGTTTGTACCAAGAATTTGCCCTTGCTGTAATCGATGTTCACATCTTTCATGATATGGCCTTTATAAACTCGTCCCTCATGTCCTTAATTGCACCTTTCCATTCCATTACCGGTTCTGCGTCTTCCATTGTTTCCATCTTGTACGCGGATTCATGGTCATACAAACACACGATTTGATCCTCATGTGCCCATACCATCAAGAAACTGCGCCCGCCCTTCGACCCATGCTTCATTAACCATGATCTTTGATAAGGCGAAATTCGTATTTTGTTGGTGGTTCTATTTACTACTTTCAATTCAATCGCCCCCTGCACCCCATTGATTGCGTAAATCAAATCCGGTACCCCAAGGGCTAACTTGTCTTCTAATCTTTGTGCGTGCCATCTATGTGCTATCAGTCTATTAAGTGCGGCCCATAGCTTCCGTTCATTCATCCGGTCGTACTCTGGTCTCTCCTGAGACCAAATCCGTTAACACTTCATTAACCGTGCGGGTCAGACTTGGCATGTTGTATTCACCTAATTTCTGATTCAGCACTTCATACAGGTAATCCATTACTCTGCGCCCATGTACATCGGTAATTTCTTTTGACAGAAAAACAATGCCCTCCACAATGTCAGCCAACTTTACGATTGCGCGCTCGGTCGAATTCATTCTTTCAAACAGCGCCAACACTTCTTGATCCACCTCGTGTTCCAAACGACGGTTATCATCATTCTTTACTTGAGTTGGAATGTCACCAGTAATCACTTCATGGCGATCGTGCAAAATCGCACACTTAATGATATTAGTGTCGCTAATTTCCATTCTACTTGCAATTTCCATTGCAATCATGGTAACCAAATAACTATGTTCGGCCACACTTTGACTGTGACCAGTGCGAATCATATGAAAACGCTTCACTTGGTACAACCTATACCAATCTTGTACATTCATTCCTGAAACCCAATACTTTCGAAATGCTTGTTAATAACTTCACCAATAGCCGCCACCGTGGACGGCTGGTACTTACCCTTTGACCAGAAACCCCCGGCTGGGTTATGCACCTGAAGCAACTCATCAATCAGGAAACTAAGCTTACCACCTTTACGCAGAGTGGCAGATAATACACGGGTCAATGCCGTTGTCCATTCGTTGGTGTTGGGATCATCACAACGCACGAAAATCTCATACGGGCGGTGCGCTCCGTTGTAAATCAAATCATTAATAGTTACATACACCGACCCATTCTCACGCGGTATTTTGTAAGTAATACCATCCAGCACATCAGGACGATCAACATGCTCACCGAAATCAGTCATCTCTCATCTCCAACTCAAGGCTTGCCATTAAATTCCATATCATTTGTACTTTGTGTAAGCACCCGGTGTCGGGGTCGGTCTCCTCCCCCCTAGCATGAGCCATCATATGGCGCCCGAAGGCCTCCATGTACCGGTTCTTGCCATCCGGGACATACGCCCACCCGCCCGGGGTGTACTTTCTAGCGCCCTTGGTCGTAAGGTCCGCTAGAGCTGTGATCACATTAGGAAAACCAGAGACGAACAGCCAGGGTAAATCTTTGCCGTCATCTAACTTGGCCCCCTTATTGTGTTGATCTAACCCATATGGATCGACCTCGCTCATAAGACCCCGGCTTCCTGCGCAACAACCACAGCAAGGCCAACCAAAATACCAACAGCTACGACCCACATCCAACCGATGTCTTTATTCGGGGCCACTAGTGGGGCTTCCGCCTTTTTGGGCGCTGCCTTTCTAACACCCGGTGATGTAGCAAATTTGCGGACGGGCGTTGTGATAGTGCGCTCCACGGTCCACCCAGCTCGCTTTCTCTGCCGAATCACATGTGCCGGTATGCCAGTCTCGCGTGAGAGCTGACTCATATTCTCAATACTATTCCAATCTCTGGCCATCTCATACTCCTTGTTTATGTGAAATTGCTGGCTTGTGATCTCGGTGGCCAGCGTCACCGCACGTTTTTCTGCGCCCCCCGGAGTTCTCAAATCAGAGGGGACACAACCCGCCGATCACTAACGGGGAGGGGAACCTAAATCATGCGTTCGCCCCGCGTTGTAAGTGGCCTCAGCCGATCTTTGTAAATTACCAGTCATGTACAAACGATAAAAATTGGCGTCGTCCATCAAATCCGCAGTAGCCGGGTCATTCAAATCAATCCAATAATGCAGCGCCGTTGATTTTATCGTCTCGGGTGTGGGTAGCCCCCGCTCATAATGGTCTTGGTAAAACCGCTTAGGTATGCGCACTAATTCCATGATTTAAACCTATGTGGGTCCCATTTTTTCCATGAACTGGCCTTTGCTGCTCGATGGCCCGCCTCGGAGCGGGTGCAGAGTGGTGCATTAAATGCATCCTCCTCTGACCAGCCCCGCTTCAGGCGACCTTCCACCGTCTCAACTCTGAGACCAGCATCCTTGCATCTCTGCACAAATCTCGGGTCTCGCTTTGCCATTAGTCTAGGAACCTGTAAATGGCGGTAACCTCTTCATCACCCAAATTGGCATACGCCCAATCACGCAGATCAGAATACAATTTACAATACCGGCTGGCCTTGCGCTCGTTGTTATTGTCATAAAAGAACCAACACAGCTTGTTGTACGCCATAATATTGGCCGCAAGACTCGCTGTCTTGGCGCTCATTGCAATATCTTCTTGAAGCCCATCATTCCGAGCGATTACTTCTTTATCAATATCCCACAACATCAGGGGGATGTCGCCTTTCACCGTATTGGCAAATTCCCAATAGCCCCCGTCGTATTCCTTCACTAGCTTATTCATGATATTGAATACTAATTGCTCTACACGCAACCCGTCTACACCAAATTCGCTTGGTAGAAAATCTAAACGGTCGTCATCAGAACAGAAGTTTAATAATGTATCCATGATCTTTCCTCTATTGCGGTCTATTAACAAGGGCCGCCTATCGACCCCATATGTATATGATATCATACCTGTAAGTCATAGTCAATTGCTGAGTGATTAAATGTGGTTCATGATACCAAGTTCTTTATCCAATTTCCATTGGCGGTTCTTGTTTATCGCCATTTTCTCGACAATTGCCTCCTCTAGATTGATACCGTTCAACTCGGCTAAATCCGCCAACAAAATAAACACATCAGCGTATTCGTGCGCCTCTTTGGGACATTTGGTTAATTCGCCAATTTCCTCAAAGAATTTTACTAAGACCCCGGCTTTGGTGCGGTCTGGGAAGACCGTGTTGCACCAACTAGAGATTTCCTTTTGTGCTGTCAGTATTTCCATCTTTCTTTCCGAAAATTTGGTCCCAGTTGTCTTCGAATTGCTTGCGGTCCTGTATGGGACGCGGCTTGCTGCCCTTCCCACCATCACTTTTCTTTGACGTTTTCATTGTATGGCCCCTCTCCGATATAGGACACCCGACCCCCGCTTTGCTCAATACCGTGAATAATCGTATTCAAAGCCGATCGATCACAGTAATTTGCAAAATTAAGGAAAATCTCGTCCGGTTCTACCACTTTGATAAAATCACGAATCTGCTGCTGCGAGAATGTGAACACTCGGCGCGGCAATCTGGTGACGGTCGTGTACTCGGTCTCTACGCCAATATCCTCAAATGTTACTTCGCGCTGATCACCATAACATGGTCCGCTTGATTCGGTCATGTTGCCATCTGCATCGTAACGATTTGCCACTCGAATAGGAAATGTACGAGCAACCCCGATAATGTGCATATCTTTCAAGAAATGGCGTGGTAGATCTAAATCCACCATCAGCTGCTGTGGCGTGCATTCGCGACTTGTACACTTGGGCCAAAAACCCCGGTTTATACCAAGGGAGAAACCTTGTGCGCCCTCAATTTGCACAACTTCGCTCATGCTGACCAAAGACCGCCACCAGCTTGGGTCCACCGGGTGAAATAAGGGCGGCAAATCCGCATCCCCAGCCAGCTGACCCTTGCGTGCGATCTTCATCATCAGGGCCGCCCCCGACCCCTTACGGGTGCTCCCGATCTTGGCGTGCTCGTCTGATGCTTCCATGGCTCGGTGCTCGTCCGTGAGGACCATCGCCGCTTCGTGGATGTACACAGCCACATTGGCCAAGTGTGGTAATACAGCAATTGCATTATTCCACTCGACCATGAAGGCCTCCACATTAAGCACGGTCCCCGGCCCAATTAAGAGACGCTCCAAGCGTTTTGATACAACGCCATTGGCCAGCATCGTGTGCTTGAGTTCGTGGTAACCTTCTTCAGTCTTGAAGAAACTAGTATGGCCAGCATTGGGTGCCCAAGCTGTCATAATGGTATCGGGTTCGTATTTTTCGGCAAAGTAACCCGCCGCTAATCCTTTGCCGGTTGATCCAAATTGTGCATCAACAATTGTTGTGATTTTCATTGGTACCTCTTCGTCTATGACGCTATCATAATCTGGCCATGGCCATACTGGTTTTTTAGGCATTTTTCTTCAAGTGTCCTCTCATTAAATTACCGAGGGCCATGCGTTGCATACCAATGTTCAAATGCTCGTACTTGGCCTTTAGCTCCTTGGCTTTTACCCCAAGTGCGCTTGCAACCACGCTGTACACCTCCTGAATATGCAGCCCCCGCAGCTTTTCAGCTATATCATCACCATTATCAATGAAACGGAAGCCCTCTTTAGTTCGGCCCTTCGCATACTTTTCAGTATTCGGGCGTACGGTTAAATCACTCATTTTACTCTCCTTGCGTTAATACTCTTCTTCCTCAATTGAAGAAGAAGTGGTATCCGGAATCGGGCCATCGAATACGAACACATTCTTGTGCTTTCCATTCACTTTGCGCCGTCTCTTGGCCATCCCGAATTCTTTTAATGCATCAGCAGCCATGTTCATATTGAACGCTTTAATATTCTGTACTGAGTGCTGTGCAAAGTCTGTCAAAAATTCAGCCGATGTTACATACCCCTTCTGCTTGAATCTCTGTACAACGAATGCTAGTCCCCCATCCATCGCTGTGAGTACGTTTTCCACCATGTGCTTTTCATGTATTTCATGGTTGCGCGTCGTAAACCCGATATCCCGGGTCTCCTTCTGGATCTCCTCTTCTGTCATGTTCTTATATAAATGGTACGCTTCACCCCACAATTGATCCCTGTTCTCAATCAGCCACTTCAAATCAATGGTGTTATTTTCATTGTACTTCGGGTCAATCTCAATAATCCAATAGCGGCGATTGCCCGTCCTATCTGTTAGGAATGAATCGTCATTCGTCGTCCCAATAAACACACATGTGCGTGGGTGCGATGTTACCTTGTTGCGGTACAATTCGCGGTAGTCATCACTTGTGCGCGTAATGAACGACTTTAATGTATTATGATCCTTTGTTGATCTAAATGACGACAATTCGGACAATTCAATAATCCACTTGCTCGATGCGAGACGTTGTGCCTCTACATTATCCATCATACCGCTGAAATCGCAATGCCATTGATCATTATCAAATGCTAGGATCTTAGTAAACGCAGACTTCCCGCAGTGCTGCTTGCCTTTCAGAATGATCATATGCTCCATTGGGCACCCAGGCTCAAACACTCTACGCACAGCTGTACGGAACCACGCTTTAGCCATTGTCGAATAAAATGATCCTTTGACCCCGAACAACTTTTGGTACAATGTTGGTACCCGCTCTTCTCCGTCCCATCTACACTGCTTGATACGGTCCGCTAGGAAGTTCACCGAATTCGTGGTCGATGCAATATCAATCAATACCTTATATAAACGCTCTGGCCCGAACGATACTCGGTACTTGTTAGCGATGTATACAGACAGCCCCAACTCGTGACCTTCTTTAAACGACGACTGCACCTCCGGTACCACAAATCCATACTTCTCGACTTCCGGCATCGGGCTTACATATACAAGGTCATTCGTTACTTCGTCACGCGCCAACATATTCGATAGCAAAGAGTCATGGCGTACGATTAGGGATAGATTCTCGGTCGTTTTCTCGATTGCACCTTTTCCTGTAAAACTCAACCCCGGTATATCGGTGTCTGCCACACCCACATTTCTGGTGATGAATTGGAATACATCATCAGTCAGGATGTCGCGTAACTTACTCGACCCGGCGATTGGTTCGCCTTCTTCCCATCGTCTAATGGTCCCGCGTACCGATGAATTCAGACGCTTTACCATTTCTTCGTCCCGCGCCTCGGTCATAATGCCTTCAAGCGCGGATATAATTAGGTCAGCCGGATAATCGGATTTTAATAGCAGGGCTGTCAGGTGAATTGACAGGTCATCCCGCATCCCCGAGTCCCAACACTTGAGGATCACACTTGCAATTGCCAGCAGTTTGAGCCTCTTGTGCAGCGGCTCCATATCCTCAATCATCAGGGGCACGGCTTCCGTCTCCCACTGCACCAATTCCCCATTCGGGTGCAATGACGGTGGGAACATCGTTTGCGAATACTTACCGGTCTTGGTCAGCCCTCGCAATTCCATCACCATGGACTTTTCGTCTTCCGACACCAAGCTTTTTGGCATGCGCCATTGCTGGATCTTCACACCTTCATCATCAAATTCCGGCGATAACGAGTACATCCAATGAGATGATGGGGCCGTCTGACGCCCGAACACGGCGGTTTGCGGTAGGATGTACTTTGCCAGACCCCGGGATTCTGAGCAGTCAAGATCAATATCGATTACCCGCTTCCCGAGCAATACCCCCAAGTTTATGGGTGACTGCGCGTACTGCTTGAGCAGGTCAAAATCTAGCGGTTTTTCGTTCCAACTGTCTTCTAATGGCTGCTTGGTCCCGTATTTTAACGGTATCACAAACCAACTTTGATCATTATAATATTTAGCGATAGATTCAATTGTCTTACGGTGGTTGTAAGACCTCAGATCAACTACATTCATTTCACATCCTCAAATAAAAAGTGGGGATTCCTATTTTTCCGCTAGGGGGCGGGAGGATGTCTCTAATTTCTGAATGACTCGGTATGCTGTACGCAGCATGTGTTTTGTTTCTGGTATGAATTCCGACTCACCAGCGTAATTTCGCGCCACATATCGCGAGAAAACCGCTCTAAAGGTTTTATTTCTGCAGAGAGCTGTCATGACTTGGGGGTCGAGAGACCCAGAACCCAATTCATCAATGAAACTCATGAAAAAAACCTCTTAGTATCCTCTATTAAATTTTTGGTCTCTTGATGACCGAGAAGCTTAGCTATCAACTTCTTAATTAATTGTATCATAATCAGTCCGTGTCGATAATTATACCTGGCCCACGTTTTGGGCCGTATTTGACTTGGTGATAGCGATCAAGGGCTATTCTTACAGTCTCCAGTTCCGGCGTTGTCGCGTATTCAATAAAACGCTTACTATTGCGCTCGGAGTCCCAAATTAACGTATCGTTGGACATCAAAGACGAAATCCACAGATATTCGTACTGGAATGGTCTCCAGCGCCTGATTGCATACAGACCATCTTCAAATCGTACAATTTTCATTTACCACCTCCAAAATAAATAATAAAAATCGCCATCGCTAACACGATCGCTGCCATAGTCACCACGACCAAAGGTTCGTCAATTTTCATAATACCCAACCTTGTTGCCATTACTATCGTACAAAGGCTTGTTGTAATTGAAATCTTTTAAGTGATCAATCACAGTTTCTAAAATACGGGTAACCTCCGCCCGCCATTCTTGCGGCGTCTCCCCAAATGCCGAATTGCTGGTGTTAATTTCGATCTTCATAATAATCCTCCACATACGGACAGTCGTCCGGGCTTTGCGCCATGCATTCAATAACGGTCGGGCTGTCGCCCGTGCCATAAAAGTCGTCCACTCGGACCCCATGCCAGCATTCGTCGCAGTAGGTTGAGCGCTCCATTAATTCTTCCTTTTGATCCATGACGGCTTCTCCCTTTTGGTGTACTTCAATAAGTGGGCTTTGCTACCTTTATAATAGCGGCGATAGGAATCAATGGGGTCGTCTGACTTATAAACATCCGGCATCGCTAATGCGAACGGCGTCATCGCCCGCTTTTTTAAATCCGGGGTCTGCGTGACCACACGATGCAGCTTCTCAAATGTCAAATGGGAACGCCCGTACCTGTGCGCGTATTCCCCGGCCAAGGCATAAAAATGCCGGACCAGCCACCCATAATTTTCAATACTGCCCCCCGCCCACAACACACACGGGTGGTGGATATGGGTCGAGCGGTACAGGATAGCGTCATCGTTACCATAAGCCCGCTGGATCGTTGATAAAATCTGCCCGGTTTCAAGTGTCATTTTAACCACATGGTTATCACATTGCATTTGGGCAGCACGCACGGGGTCCTGATCAAGAGCAAATATGTTCATTCTGCTGCCTCCAGTCCTGCGAGATCGCTACGCAGCCATTCGATATACTCGTCTAAATCGTCTAGGTCGCCTTCATAATCGTGGTGCATTCTCGCGTCTCTGGTGCATTCAATCAGATGCTCTTCATCGTACAGCGTCCAGTGGGTCACTCGCCCGTCGTGATGACGCTCAATCATTTGAATTGGGTATTTCATGCTTGCACCCCCTGATCTCCCATTTTTCAACTATGTCTTCGTCAATTAGGACATACGCCAAAACCTTGGCATACCGATAACCCCAGTCATTGATGGGGTCGCTTGAAACCTGCACAAGGTGCGGGTACTCAGGAAACATACCAGTATCATTGGGCTTGTATTCAAACCAATTTCTGGTGGTCTTTTCTCGAAATTCCATGTCAATTCTCCTATTAATGGCCAGCTATCGACCATGGACATATAATACCACCCCCTCGGGTGAGGGTCAAGTGGTGCTTGATGGAATGGGTGCATACTATTACCCCTCGAGGGGTCTCGGGTGCATACTATATGCTACCGGGTGCATACTATGTGATACTATTTACATAACTTGTTCTGGTAGAGGGTGCATATGATCTAGCGTCACATAGTATATATTGTGGTTGAAGATAAAGGATGGGTATGCAACGACCCAAGTTTCAAGAAGGACGGGGGCTTGGCCAGGGTGCACACTAGTATATATTTATTTTTTCTTAATAATAATAAAAATAAAAAAAGAACGGGGGGAAAAGGACGGGAAAAGAAAACGAAGAAGGGAAAATTTTCTAGATAGTATGCACCCCGCACCTATATGCACCCCCATATTTTTGACCGTCGAGGCCGGGGGTCAGAGAGAGTTTTCGCGTCGTCGGGGGACCCCCCTATTTGAGGGTGTCGCATGCTCAACCGGGGTCTGTTGGTGTGCTACCGGGGTCGGGGGTCGTATGCTTGGGGGTTTTAGGTGTGTATCCGAGGCCCCCGGATGGGTTTTCTTTGCGCTTGGTGGGGGTCGAAGGTATTAATATAGCTATTCTTGGGCCAAGGCCGGGGGAAGCCCACCCGTGGAAAAACAATTTCACATATGAAAAACCCCGGTTGCCCGGGGTCATTGGTTTCAAATCAAGCTGTAAATGACCACTATTTCATCATGCAATCTCTGGTCGGTGTTCTGTGATCCAATCTTCAACTCGCTCAGCCCAATCTGGGTATGCATCCTCCAATTCGCACAGGTAGTCGATGTCCCCCCATTCGATCGCGTTTATATACTGCTGTTTGAATTCGAAATATTTCATCAGTTTTTCCCCAATAAAAAGTTCATAAACCACCGGGCGCGCTCCTCCTGTTTTTCGTGCCAGAAGTTCCCAGCCGCCTCCCTGAATGTTTGTCCGGGTCTGCGCTCCAGCACCACCCATCTGTTGGTTTTGATGGTCCGCCTTCCGCTTCTTGTGGTAAACGGCACATCGACCCCCTGCCACAGTTCCACCGTGCCGCCCGGGGTGTGTGGGTTTGGGTGCAATTCGACCAAGGTGCCTGGCTTGCAGGCGGCTTTTTTATCTTCCCATTTCATGATTTCTCTCCGAATGGACCCCGGCACGAGGCCGGGGGTCGGGGGTCACACTTCAACTTTCACGCGGTTTAGGTGGCCGCGTACTCGGTTGCGCAGATTCATTGATTGCTGGCCGTTGTTCAAATGGCCGTAGCGCTCGCGCAGTTCCAATTCTGGCACGCCGAGGATTTTGGCGACGGTTGGGTAGAGTGTTTCGATCCACATGCCGCGCAGCCCTGCTGCGACTTCATCGTTGTTGTCCACGACCTTGCGGCCGGATTCGCTCACTGCGTCGTCGTGGGTCACATAGCGTGGGCGATAGCGCTTAAGCTGGTTGCTCATGGTGTGTGGCAGTTCCTCCTCCATCATCTCGTCAATGTCGGCGTCGGTGAGGATCTCGCCTGCTGATTTGCGCAGCTTCTGCACCTCGCCATCAAAATCGACTGTCAACCAGCCGCGCTTTTCTTCGATGATGGTGCCGGTGCCGTTTTCTGTCTTGAAATAGTTCATGTCTATTCTCCTATTGAGTCTATTGAATGCTGGCTTCATCAAGCCAACACGCGAAGTATAAGGTATGGCACTCAACCGGTCAATGGCCGCGAAGAGATACTCAACCCTGGATATGCTCAACTATCTACTCAACAAAATAATTTCGCCCAAATAGTTTCGCCCAAATAGTTTCGCCCAAATAGTTTCGCCCGGGGTCGGGGGTCGTTTGTTTTTGGCCATTTTTTGTCGGTTGGATTTGCCCGGTCCGCGTTTCGTGGCGTTTCGTCAAATAGGGGGGAACCCCTTAAGAAAAACGGGTCCCCCGGGAAAAGGAAAAATCGGTTCTTAAATTCGTGGGCATTAATTTCCGGCAAGGTATATAGTATATTCAGCGCTCAACATATACTACTATATATTTTTTTCGAACACTCAACGGGTCCCCCACCCCCATATACATATATTTGATTTCGAAGAAGTTTTGTGTTAAACTCGCCCCATCAGTGTATTTGAGGAGGCCTCAAAATGGCTGCATCGATTAAGCCAAAAACAATGTCCGAGGGTGAGCGTAAGAAGGCGGTTAGCCGCATCATCGCTTCCAATTATCCGAATTTTGACCCCGTTCTCGCCATGGTCGATATGGTCCATGAGGATGAAGTTGAGCGGTCAATCAAGTTCCAGTGTCTGAAGGAAGTTGCCCAGTACCTTTATCCGAAGCTCAAGTCTGTTGAGGTTCAGGTCGAGGACAACACCGGCAAGTCCCGTGATGATATCATCCGACGCCTTCGGGAGCTGGACAATTCAAGCGTTATTGACGGTGAGGTTGCGCATTAATGCTCTCCACCGACATTTATACCTCGCCCGAAGAATTGCGGGTCAATTATGAGGAAATGTCGGATGATGAACTTGAGGAATACCTATCATTACGTGAGCAGTTATCCCATGAAGATCACATGGAGCTGTGCCGTAAGGACTTTATTGAATTCCTGAAGTATATGGAGCCTACTGTGATGGTTGGGGGCCATCATAAAATAATGGGTGATAAATTCAATGAGTTAAACGTCTCGGGTAACAAGCGTATTATCATTAATATCGCTCCGCGTCATGGTAAGTCATTTTTGACGTCCCAATTCCTACCTGCTTGGTATATTGGAAATAACCCCAAAGCATATTTAATGTCGATTTCAAACACTACGGAATTAGCCGTGGGCTTTGGTCGTAAAGTGCGTGATATTGTAAGTTCGGAACGGTTCCAAGAAGTATTTCCGGATGTCAAAGTACGTTCTGACAGTAAATCCGCGGGTCGTTGGGCGGTCGAACAGGGCGGTGAGTTATTCGCAGCGGGTGTTGGTGCGTCTGTAACCGGTCGCGGTGCTGATCTCTTGATTATCGATGACCCATACACGGAGCAGTGCATGCTCCAGCCAAGTGTATTTGATGATGTGTGGGAGTATTATCAGGCAGGCCCCCGCCAGCGTTTAATGCCCGGGGGCAATATTCTGGTGGTGCACACCAGATGGTCTACTAAGGATTTGACCGGGATGTTGGTCAAAGAGCAGGCTAAAAACCCCGATGCTGATAAATGGGAGCTTATTGAATTCCCAGCTATTATGCCGTCAGGAAACGTTTTGTGGCCGGAATTCTGGACCGCGGATGCGCTGAAAAAGGTGCAAAATTCAATTGCGCCACATTTATGGAACGCGCAGTGGTTGCAGAACCCCACGTCTGAAGAAGGTGCGTTAATTAAACGCGAGTGGTGGAACAGGTGGCAATTTGAAAACCCACCGAGTTGTGATTACATAATCCAGTCGTATGATACGGCGTTTAGTAAAAGGGACACGGCTGACTACTCAGTGATATCGACATGGGGCATATGGTACCCGGACGGCGAATATGTTATTAATCGCGAAGGCGAGAAGAAATTATTTGACGGAGAGGTACCTCATGTGATATTGTTGGACGTGGTAAAGGACCGTTTCGAATTCCCAGAGCTGAAACAGAAAGCCATTTACTTATACAACTACTGGGAACCGGACTCCGTTATCATTGAAGCAAAAGCGTCAGGAATGTCGCTTTCGCAGGAGTTCCGGTATATTGGGATTCCGGTACAAGAGTACAGTCCGGGGCGTGGGCAGGATAAGGTTGCCCGTGTAAACTCGGTATCAGATCTTTTTGCATCGGGGTTCATATGGGCGCCGGAAAAAAGGTTTGCAGACGAAATGATAGACGAAGTGCAAGCGTTTCCTACGGGTGATCATGATGACCAAGTGGACTCTATGACGTTGGCGCTAATGAGATTCAGGCAAGGCGGTTTCATTCGATTGGATTCCGACTGGCGAGATGAGTATATCCCTAGACGGATGAGGAGCTATTATTAATGGCAATTGTCACCCCTTTGATGCCCGCAGGCGAATTGCCGGATGATGGCGCAGAAGTTTATATTGAAGAAACCACAGTGATGGCCCCAGAGGGTATCGAATTTATTCCTGAAGATGACGGAATGATTGTGGATTTTGAGCCGTCTACTGATTTCATGCCAGAAATGTTGCCTCACGGGGCCAACTTGGCGGAATTTATTGATGATGAAGTGCTGCGACCATTGGCGTCAGAGCTTATTGACCTTTACAAGGAAGATGTTTCATCGCGTCAAGACTGGTTAGATAGTTTCTCAGACGGTCTAAAATTGCTGGGTACGGAAAACGAAGAGCGCACTGAGCCGTTTGAAGGGGCTTCAGGGGTTCATCATCCGTTGTTGTCAGAGGCCGCAACGCAGTTCCAAGCACAAGCATACAAAGAATTACTCCCAGCGGGCGGCCCGGTGTCGGTAGCCACCGTGGGTGCGTACCCAAGTCCTCCAGAAGGTGAAGAACCAACTTCATTGACGGCCCAAGCGGGTCGTGTGAAGGAGTTCATGAATTATCAAATCACTAATGTGATGGAAGAATACGATCCAGAGTTGGATCAGATGTTGTTTTATTTGCCGCTTAGTGGCTCAGCGTTTAAGAAAGTATATTATGATGCGTCATTGGCACGCGCAGTCTCTAAATTTGTGACGGCAGAAGATTTGGTTGTAAATTACACAGCAACCGATTTGAAATCTGCATCACGTATTACGCATGTAATTAATATTTCAGAGAATGACGTTCGTAAACAGCAGGTATACGGGTTTTACAAAGATGTGGACCTAAGACCGCCGCACGAACCAGAACAAAATATTCTGCAAGAAACGATTGATGATCTGCAGGGTATTAAGCGTACCAATGGCAATGATCAGTATACTCTTCTTGAAATGCATGTCAATTTGGATGTGCCAGGTTTTGAAGATGTGTACCCGGATACCGGTGAACCAACTGGTGTGGCACTTCCATATATTGTAACAATCGTAGAAGACACCCAACAAATTCTTTCAATCCGCAAGAATTGGATGGAAGAGGATCAGTTGAGGGCGAAGCGCGATTATTTTGTACATTACAAATTCCTGCCGGGCTTAGGTTTCTACGGATTTGGTTTGATTCATATGATCGGCGGGCTTTCTAAGTCGGCCACTTCTATTCTGCGTCAATTGATCGACGCGGGTACGCTCAGTAATTTACCGGCTGGTTTCAAAGCACGCGGGTTGCGTGTTGCGAACGAAGAAGAGCCGATTGCGCCGGGCGAATGGCGTGATGTGGATGCGCCGGGTGGTTCCCTGCGTGAATCTTTAATGCCGTTGCCGTATAAGGAACCGTCTGCAGTTCTGTACCAATTGTTGGGCATGATTGTGGAAAGTGGTCGTAGGTTTGCAGCAATTGCGGATATGGCAATTAGTGAAACCGGGTCACAACAGAACCCAGTTGGCACCACGCTGGCGCTTCTTGAGCGTGGTTCCAAAGTGATGTCGGCCATTCACAAGCGCTTGCATTACGCACAGAAGAAAGAATTTAAGCTTTTGGCGAGGATTTTCTCAGAAACATTGCCAGAATATCCGTATCCGATTGGAGATAACTCGCCATCTATTGCGCGTGAAGATTTTGATGACCGTGTGGATGTAATTCCAGTAAGCGATCCAAATATTTTCAGCACCAGTCAGCGTATTTTGATTGCACAGCAACAGTTGCAAATGGCACAGGCAGCGCCGGAAATTCATGACCTGCGCGAAGCCTTCCGCCGCATGTACAACGCTATGGAAATCAAGGATGTTGATCAGCTTCTCAAGAAGAAGGACAAGCCAGCCCCGCGGACCCCGGCACAACAGCTAATGGATATTCTTCAGAACAAGAAGATTGCGGCGTTCCCGGGTCAGGATCATATGGTGCACGTACAGTCATTGGTACAGTTCGCACAGAACCCGATGATACAGGGCGTGCCAGATTTTTATACCAATATTTTGCAGGGTATTGCTGGCCATGTTAACATGATGGCTATTGAGCAGGTGGAAGCAGAAGTTCGCCAGATGTCCGGTGGTCAACAGATTCCGCCGGAAGCCATGAAGCAGTTGCAGCCGCAGATTGAAAAGCGCGTGTCTGAAACGGAATCGCAAGTGATTGCGCAGATTCTGCAACAGATGACGCCGCCGCAGAAGCCTGATCCAATGATTGAAATGCATGACAAAGAAATGCAGATCAAAATGGCGACTGATCAGCAACGCGCACAGACCGAACAGGCTAAGATTGAAGCGGATCTTATTAAAGCTCAAATGGCGGCACAGACCAAGCATGACCAGATTCAGGCACAGATTTTGCAGAACGAACAAAGAGTGGCGCAGGGTCGCGAAGAAGCGTTCCTAGATGCTGATGTAAAACGTCAGAAGTCATATATTGACCTTCAGAAAGAAATTGCAAGGAGTCGAAATGGCCAAATGTAACTGTGAATTAGAAGATTGCGTGCATAACACTGATATGGTGTGTCAGGCACCAGAAATTCAAATTATTGCTAGCAATGGCACGGCTGAGTGTTCCTCATACGAATCTTCTGAAGGTATGGGCGAAGGTCTAATGGGCGGCCCGGGTGCCCAAATGGATAAGGCGCTCTACTAATTAGCCAGCGATCTACTTTGACTCCTCAAGAAATCGCGTATCAAGATTTGCAAAAACAATATGCGGATAACCCGCTGCAGAGACGAGTGTTTACCCCACCGCCAATGGCCACTCAGTATCAGCCGCTGGCGACCACTGCTCCAACCCAGTATCAATTCTAGGAGAACAGCATGAGCAATTGCACTACGAAAAGAATGAAGAAAGGCGGCGTTGTTTCCCGTGGAACATGCCGTGGTATGCGTAAAGCTACTAAGGGCGGAAAGTACAATAAGTAATGGATTTCATAAAACTTACGGAGTATTTGCTCCGCAATATCCGAGACCGCAGACAGCAAGTCTCGGATAAACTAACTTATGGTGGGTGCTCGAATTGGGAAGCCTATCAGAAGCTCGTTGGTGAGGTATCGGGTCTAACCTACACCGAAAACGAAATTTTAGACCTGCTTAAAAAGATGGAGAAATTGGATGATGACGACTGAAGAACGTCGTGAGATTCCGGATCGTGTTCTGAATTTTGGTTCAGACACGCCGAAACCGGAGCAGTCTACTGTGGAGCTTTCCGAGAATGATTACGAAAAGCTACCAAAGCCGACTGGATACCGCGTCATGATTCTTCCCTTTAAGGTGAAGGAACGTACCAAAGGCGGTATTATAATTGCCGACTCTGCACGGGAAAGAGAACAGCTGGCTACTGTGGTAGGGCTGGTGCTCAAACTCGGACCAGACGCGTATAAAGACCTTGACAAGTACCCGGAAGGGCCTTGGTGCAAGGAAAGAGATTGGGTTGTATTTGGCCGTTATGCTGGTGCTCGTATTCCTATTGATGGTGGTGAGATTCGCCTCCTCAATGATGACGAGATCTTAGCTGTGGTTGATGACCCAGAGTACGTGTTGAACAAATTCTAACATGGAGAATTACCATGCAAACTAATGCAGCTGAAGAGCTTGAACTTGAACTTCCAGAAGAGGAAGTAGAAAATAGTGCGGCTGATGTCGCTGATGTCGTAGAAGAAGAGGTAATAGAAAAACCAGACGCGGAATCTCGTGTTCGTCAGTTTTTAGAGTCTGATGATGAGTTGAAAGCGTATGGGGATGGTGTACAAAAGCGTATTGATAAGCTGACTTATAAATATCGTGAGGCCGAGCGTCGTGAACAAGCGGCGGTTGAATATGCACAAGCCGTACAAGCTCAATTGGAAGAGCAGAAACGTCACAGCAAGGGTCAGGATGAAACGCTGTTTAATGAATACACCAATCGTATCGATACGCAGCTAGCCCAAGCTAAGTCGAATTATAAGAGTGCATTTGACTCTGGTGATCCAGATGCGATTGCGGAAGCTAATCAAGAGTTGGCTCGTCTTGCTGTTGAACAGGAGAATCTGCGTCGTGTTCGCACTCGTCGTGAACAGGTGGCGCAACAGCCTGTATATCAGCAGCCCGTGCAACGTCGTCCAGCAGCCCCGCCAAGACCGGACCCGAAGGCTGAAGTGTGGGCCGAAAAGAATTCATGGTTTGGTGAAGATGAAGCCATGACCTATTCTGCTTTTGGTATTCATCGTAATCTTGTAGAACGTGAGGGTATTGACCCGAGCAGCGACGAGTATTATACTGAACTTGATAAACGTATGCGAGATGCATTCCCGCATAAGTTTCAGCAAAAAAGCCGTCCCGTGCAAACGGTGGCCTCCGCAAATCGCGGGGCTAAACAAAGCGCACGCAAAGTTAAACTTTCATCCAGCGAGATTGCGATTGCAAATCGTTTAGGGGTGCCACTTGAAGAGTACGCGAAGTACGTCAAGCGTTAAGGAGAATATCCAAATGCCAAATGATCGGACCAGTAGAGCCGCAGAAACTCGTGATAAGACATCACGCAAGAAGTCGTGGGCACCGCCCTCAATGTTGGACGCACCAGAAGCTCCCCCGGGTTACAAGTACCGTTGGATTCGAGAAGCCGCTGGTGGTACGGATGATAAAGTTAATATGTCTAAGCGTATGCGTGAAGGTTATGAGCCTGTACGCGCCGAAGACCACCCAGACTTTATGGCCCCAACAGTTGATGAAGGTAAGCACGCAGGAACCATTGGCGTAGGTGGGTTAATCCTCGCTAAAATTCCTCAGGAAATCGCGGATGAGCGTAATGCTTACTATCGTAATCAAGCTGAACAAGCTGTAGATGCGGCAGACCACGATCTCATGAGGGAAAGTCATGCTTCTATGCCGATTTCTAAACCAAATCGGAAGTCGCAGACGACGTTCGGGAATCCTCTGAATCGTAATGACTCCGAGGATTCATAATTCGTGAATCTTTTAGGAGACACTAGCTATGGCTAATGTAAATGCCCCTAACGGATTTACCCCGGCATATCATTTGACCGGTGGTACTATTCGTTCCAAGGAGTATCGCATTGCTGATGATTACGCTACCGCAATCTTCAACGGCGATCTCGTTAAGTTGGTTGCTGCAGGTACGATCGAAGTTTCTGGCGAAG